ATCTATTCGTAGTTATAGAAACATCAATTGATTCTATAATCGATAATCATAAAAAATTTAAACGAAAAACTAACTTAGAATATGTATTTCATAATCTAAGAGATTTGACGCATAAATATCCTAGGCATTTGCAGTTTATTTTTACAGGAAGTAGAAAAAGATCTATAGATCTTATTCCAAGGTTATTATACTTTGGAAAAGATTTATGGCAGGTAGATTTACAATATTTTTTAGATCATGAGCTGGGAAACAGGTAATCAAAGAGAAAGAAAAAATCCTTACGTCTCAAATGAAGAGCTTTCTCAAAAAGAAGGTTTTATTGAAGAGCGAGAAGCGAAACTTTTGTTTTATCAATTTTTGAGAAACAATGTGACTTTCACTACTGATTTAATTACAGGAGTGAAGCTGTTTCCATTTCAACACATGGCTGTGAAGTCTATGTTGGAGAGTGATTATTTTCTAGGCGTTTGGTCGCGTGGTATGAGTAAAAGTTATACTACTGGTATTTTTGCTGTATTGGATGCTATATTGAATCAAGGCGTTGAGATTGGAATTCTTTCTCGCTCTTTTCGTCAGTCAAAAATGATATTTAAAAAAATTGAAGACATTGCAGCGAAACCTGAAGCTTATTTGTTGAAACAATGTATTACTCACGTTTCTAAAAACAATGACGAATGGTTAATGGAAATAGGCAAAAGCAGAATACGCGCATTACCTTTGGGTGATGGCGAAAAGCTTCGTGGTTTTCGTTTTCATCGTATTATTATTGATGAGTTCTTATTAATGCCTGAGCGTATTTATAACGAAGTCATTGTTCCGTTCTTATCCGTCGTTCAAAACCCAACTCAAAGAGAAGAGCTTTACAATCTTGAAACTCAATTGATTGAACGCGGAGAAATGAAAGAAGAAGATAGATATGTGTGGCCTAACAACAAATTAATAGCATTGTCTTCTGCTTCTTTTAAGTTTGAATATCTTTATAAACTATTTGAGCGATACGACAATCTAATACATAATCCTAAACCAACAGACTCATCGAAAAGATGTGTTATGCAGTTTTCATATGATTGCGCTCCAGTTCAATTGTACGATCAAAATCTAATTAACCAAGCAAAATCCACGATGAGTGAGTCTCAGTTCCAAAGAGAGTTTGGCGCTCAATTCACAGATGACAGTTCTGGATATTTTAAAATATCTAAAATGGCATTATGCACAGTACCTGATGGAGAAAGTCCATCTGTAGAAGTAGTTGGGAATCCTGAAGACGAATATGTTGTAGCGGTTGATCCGTCTTGGTCGGAAACCGAAGGATCTGACGATTTTGCTATTCAAGTTATAAAAGTTAATTATGAAAAACAAATGGGTACTTTAGTTCATTCTTACGCTTTGGCTGGAGCGTCATTAAAAGACCATATTAAATATTTTTTATATATTTTAAAAAACTTTAATGTAACTGCCGTATGTATGGACTATAACGGTGGTGTTCAATTCATGAACTCATGTAATGAAAGTGAATTATTTAAAGACGAGAAGATCGATTTGAAATCTATCATTACAGAATTTGAAAGACCAGAAGAATATCAAACAAATCTTTATTCTGCAAAAATGGAATACAATAAATCAGATTTTAAAATGGTATTCTTAAGAAAACCTACATCATCTTGGATACGCCAAGCTAATGAATTGTTACAAGCTAATTTTGATCATCATCGTATTTATTTTGCTAGCAGAGCTATGGATGATCATTATAGATCGCAAATTAATAAAAAAATAGGTATAGAAAATCTTAAATTTTCTAACGTTTCTGACTTAGATAAGTCTGATGTAGGCGCAAGAATGATTGACTTTGTTGAGCATTTATCAGACATGATCTTTTTAACAAAAACAGAATGCGCTCTTATCCAAATAACAACTTCGGCACAAGGTATGCAAAATTTTGATCTGCCAGCAAACTTAAAACGTAAATCTGGACCAGACAAGCCAAGAAAAGATAGTTATTCTGCATTAGTATTAGGAAATTGGCTGACAAAGATTATAATTGATATGAGAACTGTTACTGTAGAAGATAATACAGAAACATTTACTCCAATGTTTATAGGATAAAAGTAACTTTCAAAGTCACTTTTAAAGTTATAAGTGTAAACTAAATAAATATGAGCCGCTCTTATAATAAAAAGTCTAATTATTGGAACAGATTTTCGAAAGGTGCTAAAGAGAATGAAAATTCTAATTTAGAAGATCTAATCAACAACAACGCCGAATCTTCACCGTCTTTCGTTGGGGACTCTTTTTATGAAAGTTCCGCTAGTTACGAAAGAAATAGTTCTGGTGGTGGAGAAGGCAGCACTTCATTGCGAAGAAATTTAGCTTATGTAGGTCCAAAAATTTATAAATACGGTAATATTCGTGAAGGAATGTTGCCTTTCGAAATGTCAGTTAATGGTTACAATATTCGTGATGCAATTGAATTGTGCCAAAAAGCTTATGCAAATGTAGCTATTTTTAGAAATGCAGTTGATATCATGTCTGAATTTGCTAATGCAGAAATATATTTAGAAGGTGGTAGCCAAAAAGCTCGCGACTTTTTTTCTAAATGGATGAAGTACACAAAGATGTGGAATGTAAAAGATCAATATTTTCGCGAGTATTATAGAAGTGGTAATGTTTTCTTTTATAAAGTAAATGCTAAATTTACAATAGATGATTTTCAAAGCATATTAGAAACTTATGCTAATTACGATGGCTCGTCTTATGAAACAGATGTCCAGATTCATAAGTATCCTACTGCGCACGATGTTAAAAATTTAATTCCTATTCAATATATTTTATTGAACCCATACTATGTAACTGTAAATAGAACAAGCTCTTGGAGAGATGTGGTTTATCAAAAGATTCTTTCTGAATATGAATTAGAAAGATTGCAAAATCCTAAAAACGAAAGAGATGTTCAAATTTTTAATAGCTTAGACAAAGAGACACAAGATAAGATTAAACATGGTCAATGGGCGCAAGATGGATTAAAGATTCAGCTTAATCCTACTGATGTTATATATTCTTTTTATAAGAAACAAGATTATGAGCCTTTTGCCGTGCCTTTTGGTTTTGCTGTTTTAGATGATATCAACTTCAAGATGGAAATGAAGAAGATAGATCAAGCCATCTGCCGCACAATCGAGAATGTCATTCTATTGATAACGATGGGTACTGAGCCAAGTAAAGGCGGTATCAATCATAAAAATATAAAAGCCATGCAAGGCTTACTTAATAATGAATCTGTAGGCCGCGTTCTTATTGCTGACTATACTACTAAGGCAGAGTTTATTATTCCTGATTTGAATAAAGTTTTAGGTTATGATAAATATAAAATAGTAAATGAAGACATTAAAGAAGGTTTGCAGAATATTCTTATTGGTTCTGAAAAGTTTGCGAACACGACTGTAAAAGCTCAAGTCTTTTTTGAGCGTTTAAAAGAAGGTAGAAACGCTTTCTTGAATGACTTTCTCCGTCCAGAAATGGAATTAATATTTAAGAATTTAGGTTTCAAAGGTAAATGCCCAATTGTTAAATTTGAAGAGGTTTCAATTAAAGATGAAACACAATTTAATCGCGTGGTCACGCGCATGATGGAACTTGGGATATTGCCTCCAGAAGAAGGATTGAGAGTAATTGAAACTGGTATTTATCCAACTAAAGAAGAGTTAGCTGCTGCTCAGATTAAGTTCGTTGAAGAACGTAAAAAAGGATTTTATAATCCAATCGTTGGTGGAGTACCTGTTATTGCTCCTCCAATGCCAGAAGGTTCAGTTTCAGGCGTAAAACCACCGATTAAGAAAACAACTACTCCAACAGAAAAAGGTCGCCCGCTTGGATCGAAAGCATCTGTCTTCGCTAAAGATTCAATAGCAAAAACAATGGAAAAAACAAAATCTTTATATTCTGTTATCGAAGGAGAATTAAAGAAAAAATATAAGAAGAAAAATTTAAACGCAGAACAGATGAAGATTGCTGAAAGTTTGTCAGAAGCAATCATTGTCGGTTGCGAAAGTGATACTTGGATGACTATAGCAGTCGATTCTCTTAAAGATCCATCAATATTGGATAAGATAAATATCTTACCTCAAATTCAAGAATTGGGCGCAGAACATCAATTAGAAACGTATTCTGCTGCACTTTTATATCACAGTACTAAATACTCAGTGTAAAATTAAGTATTATGTTTAAATATAGAACATCATTTGAGAATTTTGTAACGGCGAGTTTAAATTTTGATAACAACGTTCTCGTATCAAAAGCTTCTTTAGAGTCTCTAAAGAGTCTTATTCCTTCGTCTGTTAATTTGGATGCGAATGTTGATTTGATTGGAGCGGCTTTTAATGCCGCTTTAGTTAACAGATTTAATAAGAATGGCGATGGAATAGATACTAACACAGCAATTGCTTTTAAAAATTATTTTATACATAAGCCTACAAACATCGAACATAAGAAACAAAGAGTTGTAGGGCATATTGTTAATTCGGCGTTTTCTACTATCGGTTCTAATGAAATCATTTCAGATGAACAAGTAAAAGGAAAGCTAGATCCTTTTAATATTTCTTTGGCGGCTGTAGTTTATAAGACAGTTGATAGAAATTTTGCTGACGCTCTCATGGAGTCAAATGATCCTGAATCTAATTTATTCCAAAGAATAAGTGCTAGTTGGGAAATTGGATTTAATGAATATATGGTTGCCGTTGGAAGCTCCGACTTGAGCCAAGCTGAAATAATTACAGATAAAAAACAAATAGAAGAGTTCAAAAAATATCTGCGAGGTTTTGATGGTCCTGGAGTTATGAATGATGGAACTCCAGTTTATCGTTTGGTTACTGGTCGCATTTATCCTTTAGGAATTGGTTTTACTACAAATCCTGCTGCCGATGTTCAAGGCGTAATTATTGATGATGGTTCTTCTGAAATGATTAAAAATGATACTGAAGCTGAAGAAATAGAATCATTTGAAGTAAATTCATTAGATTTGTTACGAATAAATAAGAAAATATTTTCACAAGAAGAAAAAACTACTGTAAATACATCTAAACTAAATACTATGGATCTAGAACAAATATTATCCGCATTTAAGACCGTTCTTGCCGAAAAGCAAGAAACCGTTTCATTTAATGAAGAGGCAATTGCTAACATCTCTCTCAAAATCGCCGAGAGCATTAAATTAAAGAATGATGAATTCAAGTCTCAGCTTCAAAGCTCCGAAGAAGGTAAGCTTAAGGCCGTAGCCGAAGCCGAAAAGTTGCGTGAAGATTTAAACGCTACAATTTCTAAACTTAGCGAACTAGAGGCTGCTGTTACCGTCAAGAACAATCAAGAACTTTTCAATACAAGAATGGGAATTCTAGATCAAGAATTTGATTTTGATGATCTTGATAGATCCGTTTTAGTTAAAGATATTATTTCTTTAACAAATTCAGATGAAGCATTCGCTTCTTACAAAGAAAAACTTTCTGTCGTTTACAGACACAAGAGTAAGGCTTTTAAAACTGAACAAGAAAAAACTTTCCAAGATAGACTTGAAGCTGAGTTAGCTAAGAGGCTCAATAATGTTCAGCCAGTCGTTCAAGCGACAGAAAAGACAGTTCAAGTTGAAACCGCTTTAGCCAACGCTAAAGAAGAAGCTGCTGTTCTTTCTAGTCAGATTGAAGTTACTGAAGCTCAACCTTCTTGGAAAGAAAAGTTAGCTAAAGCTTTTTCGAAAGAAAACATAACAATTAAATACTAAAAATATATGTCACTAAGATTATATCCATTCAGACAGTATAGCGATATTGATGTTATCAATATGTTCGCTAACAGCACCTGCGATGATAATCCATTTACCAATGGTAATGGTTCCGCTGGTGTTTTCGTTAAGGTAAACGCTGGTAACTTGGATCTTGATCCAATTACCTACGGAACCAACGCTTATCTAGGCAAGACTGACTATCCATTTCTTGGAGCCGCTCAGTATCCTAGCGTTCCTCTTACATTTACTGCGGCTACCAATGACGCTCCTGTTCTTGGTATTACGCTTAATCAAACACTCGCCTTTGATGAAAATGGTGAAAAGCTACTTTATAATCCTATAAAGACAGCAGAGCTACAAGCCGTTCTCTCTGGACAAGCTGTTCCTGTCGCTACCCGTGGTATGTTCACTTTGAATGATACCGCTATCGATTGGGTTGACGCTAACATGGTAGTTAATTCTCAACTTCTTATTTCAGCCACTGCTGGTAAAGTTTCT